AAAAGATGGGGATATACACACCTCCCGATACGACAGAAACCGAACCATTTACGTTAGAAGTAGAAGATGAGAGTCGTACCTGATTGGAGAGAAATGAACATGGTGCTAAGATATACGCTAGCAGTAGCTTTCGTAGTTTTTGTTCTGGGGTTTTCTTTTCTAGCTTGTAACGATGATTGGTATTTAGGAAAAACAAGAGAAGACTTAACGAGAGAGATGTTTGAGGTAGATTCTTTAATCAGAACAATACAAATGCAGATTGACAGTACATCTATTGATTTTGATAAATTTTATTTAAACGCGCAAAGAATTAATAGCGGGCATGAATAAAGGTCTGTCGGCTGACAGCCAAGTACACATCTCAATTCAGTTTCTAATAAAAACTATTATTGCAATTTCTATGTTAATAGCTGCGTACTATAATATAATGATGAAATTTCAAAGTATAGATAGGAGCGTTGGTGATATGCACGATGAAATTATTGTTTTGCAAGAAAAGATGCATGAGATGGAGAAAGCCCATGTTGAGGAACTCGAACATCATGCGACTGAATTGGAAATTGAGAACAAGAGTTTAATGGAAAAGCTAGGACTGAAAAGAAGATAATGGAGTTAAAAGATATAGATAAGTGGCGGTATGATGTCAATTCTCGTCTTGAAGAATTAACGATTATGAATGCCAAACAAAGTAGCGAGCTAGCTCACATAAAAGATTCTACAACAGAAATAAAGAATTTAGTTAAAGAGCAGAATGGAAGAGTTAGAAAGTTAGAGCAGTCTAACTCCGCAATAAAAGCTATCGGCTCAATTATAACTGTTGTATTTTCAACAGTTATTGCATGGTTATTTAAAGTAGATTAAGGGTATATATATGTATGAAGTAGTAGATGTTTTAGTAGCAAACTGGGAACTTGTTTTGATTTTTGTTCTTGCAATAGACAAAATGGTTGCCCTCAGCCCAACAGAGTGGGATGATTTGTTGTGGACTTCAGTAAAGAAAGCACTTTATAAACTAACAGGAAAAGGGAAGTAATATGTTAAAAAGAATGATAGCTAGGCTTGTAAAAAAGCATGGGATGGTGGGTCTTTTGCTAAGAATAGGCGATTATGCAGTAAAGGCGACGAAATCCAAACGAGATGACGAAATCTGGGAAGAGGTAAAGACATTGCTTGAAGGCTTTGAAGCGTAGCTTCAGCTGAGGTTATGCCAGAGCCACATATCAAGTGGTCGGTTGAAGAAAGAATACGAGCGGAAAATTTACTGTCGGAAGGATATTCTTACGAAGCCACCGCAAAAATCCTAAACAAAGAATTTCAAAATAACAGAACAAAGGGTGGAATTCGCTCTCAAATAAGAGGCGGAAAAGTAAACCCTATTAAAAAAGCCGAGAATCCTATAATTTCTATAAGCAACGTAAACTCGCGCGTTGGAGAATCAGATGAGTTCGAGAAACAGGGGATGGATGAGATTTTACCTGTAGATGACTTAATAGAAGAGCGAGTTAAAAAGTTCGGTAGGACAAAACTAAGCTACGAATACCGAAAATTAATAAATATAAAGATAAAAATAGATGGTCCAATAGGGATTGCCCATTTTGGCGACCCACATGTAGACGACGATGGGACAGATTTAGCTAAGTTATACCACGATGCTAGCACAGTTAATAAAACAGCAGGAATGTTTGCTGGGAACGTGGGTGATATGCAAAATAATTGGGTTGGAAGGCTTACACATCTGTGGTCTGCTCAAAGCACAAGCGCAAAAGAGGCGTGGGTACTTACTGAACACTTTATAAATAGCGTTCCTTGGCTCTATTTGATAGCTGGAAACCACGATTGTTGGAGTGGCAACGGCGACCCCCTTGATTGGATAATGCGAGGACATGAGGGCGTTTATGACCAACATGGCGCTCGTATCAATTTAATCTTCCCAAATGGTAAGCAAGTACGAATTAACTCTAGACACGATTTTAAAGGACATAGCATGTGGAATACTGCTCATGGAGTATCGAAAGCTATCCAAATGGGTTGGAAAGACCATGTTTTGACATGCGGACACACCCATGTTAGCGGATACCAAGTGCTAAAAGACCCGATGTCAGGATTAATTAGTCATGCTATAAGGTGTGGAAGCTATAAAACCTATGATAGGTATGCAGACGAGAAGGGATTAGATGATAAAAACGTATTTAACTGCCCTGTTACAATTATTGACCCGTATTACGAAGATGATGACAACAGGCTCATCACAACAATATTCAACCCCCAAGAAGGGGCAGAATATCTCAAATGGAAGAGACATCAATATGAAAATTCTAAACGAGCAACTTAAGAAACTCATAAAGAAGGTGCTAAAGGATGCTAGCTTATACAGCTCTCAGGCTGCGGAGCTAGTTTACCATACTGGCTGCGTCGAGAGTAATTATGGTGCTATCAAACAATACCCAAAAGGACCAGCTACGTCTTTCTGGCAATGCGAACCTTTTACAGCTTGCGATATTTGGAAAAACTATTTAGTTTACAGGTCATCGCTGAGAGCTAAAGTCGTGAGTGCTTGTCAGATACCCGAAAGGTACTTGGAAGAACTGCCGACTCAAGAAGAATGCGAAGAATTACTGCACGCTAACTTGGCGTTCGCAATATTAATGGCTAGATTGGTTTATCGTAGGATACCAAAGGCACTCCCAAAAGTGGGCGACTTGAATGCGCAAGCTAAGTATTGGGTGAAGTATTATAACGCGGGCGGAAAAGGTACTGTCGATAAGTTTCTAAGCGCGGTAAAATAGATTATATATAATTAATCCTTGACATATATTGCCATACGTTGCTATATTCATAGCCTATGGTAGATGCTTTTGTTAAAATTTCGGGAAGTATATTTGTTGGCGGTCTAGGACTACTTTTATTTGCCATAGGTATAGTTATAGTTCTCGTAATTTTTGACGAATTTAAAAAAAGGCGGTAAATCTAATTGTCAGAAAATTATTATTCCCCAAAACAGATAGCGGATAAATTAAGCGTTAGCGAGTACACGATACGAAAATGGATTCGCGATGGTAAAATAAAAGATTCAGTTAAGCTAGGTCATAAGACCATAAGAGTTCCTTATAAGGCTTACGAAGAATTTGTTTCAAAACATATCTATCAGAAAAAAGCTTAGAAAGTTTTACTTACAACGAAAGGGGGGTTTGTCGTTAAGGTTTAATAGTTTCCTTGACGAGCCTTTTCTACCTCATTTAGGCATACTGCCCCCCTCCCCCTTTAATAATTATTCTTGAACCTAAGTGAAAGAATAATTATAAAGAAAAATAAAGGAGTGTCGATGTGGAAAAAAGCAAAAGTTGGTATAAAAAGTATAAGCTACGCGGAACACCCAAGTCGAGCAAGGGTCATCGTTTCTTATGCGACCTACCTGTCGGTTCTGTATTTGGAATTTCTAGTATTGGCTATAAAGGGTATCTGTTACAAGTTTCTACAGGGGGTTGTTGGGTATTGCATAAGGATAGTCCGAAATATACGAAAATGGGAGAGATTATCGGCAAGGCAGACAAGCGAGAATATATCGGAAGGAGAACAGAGGTAGATGTTTGGGGAGAAACTATTAATACGGACAGATTTATTAAGCGAAGAAAAACGATTTCAGATAATACAAGCGATAGTATCGGTGCTAGAAAGGACAAACGTCTCATACGAATGGCAACAAAAAGAGGAAAAAAGCGAGGAAAAAAGTAGCGATTGTCAGATGTGCGGTAAAAAATTAGAGGACACAAGCGAAGATGTTTGTGTCGAATGTTTTAGGAGCAATTAAAGGAGTAATCATGGATGATAAAAATTACCTTGAAGATGAATTTAAAAATCTAGAAGAATTTGAGGGAGAGGCAAAGCACGAAAGCGAGCCATACGAACAACCTGTTCTTATGGATAGATTGTTGTGGAAAATCAAAAAGCTAGAAGAAGAGATTTCTAAATTTGAAGATAAAAAGCAATCTAGTATAAGCTTTTATGATAGATGCCAAGAAAAGTTGCAGAATCAGATAGATTATAGAGGCGGTATATTAAAACAATACATGCAACATCATGGATTAAAGACAGAAAAGTTTAGCAACGGAACTCTGTCCATCAGAAAGAGGACAAAAGTAAATTGGGAAAATTCAACAGTAGACGACTTAGTTGAGTATTCCGACCTTAATGAAATCCCCAAAAAGATAGATGTAAAGCCTAATAAATCTCTAATTAAAAAGCGCATGATGGAAACAGGGGAGTTTCCTAGCGGTGTAGAGGTGGAAGAGGTAGAAGATTTTAATTTTAAAACTTAAATAAAGGAGAAATAACATGCCTGTTAATATATTTGGCAA